ATCGCCAGCTAGTTTAATTTTAAATTCGTAAACTTTCTTGCTTTCTGTTAAGTATTCTGTAAATGATTTCATAGTTTAATCCCGATACTATATTTATTTCATATTCTTTAATTTTTCCAGTAGACTATTGCGATCTGTAATAATCACACCGTCTCCTGTAAGATTTATGCTGTTATCTTCACCGTTTGCGTCATTGTCTAGCTTTTGCTTCTTAATTTGTAGCTCAATCATCTTGAGTTTTTTGTCTATTTTTGCGGCTTTTGCATCAATAGCGTTTTTAAGCATTGTACCTGCTACTTCAAAAATGCGGCCGCTGTAACGGGCTTCTACATTCATTCCTAAGTCCATTAAATCATCATAAGCATCTGTAGCACGTTGAGCTAGTGCATCGAATTCAGTATCGCTAGCATCTCCTAACCCTTTAACTTGTGGTAAGGCGGCTGAAATTTTGTCAAATTCGCTAATATCGCGAAGCAGAGGCTGTGATTTTGCCAGTTCAGCTTTGGCTTGTTTCTTTTCTTCATCCTTGATGATTTTTTTACTCTCAGGAAGATTTAACAGTTCTTCAAGTTTTTTAGTCATACTTTACTTATGCGTTACCTTGATGGAACATATCATTTTCGTTAAGTATTCTGAACTTAATTCCTTGCTGTTTACACCAAATATTTGCAGCGGCCCACTTGGCTTGATTTTTAACGTATTGCGCTTGGTTATACTTGTTCTTACCCACACGTTCCAAAATTGTTTGGCTTGCAGGTTTAACTTCTATTAATTCCACATGCATTGTATTATTTTTATCAACATACTGTATAAAAAAATCTGGCACATATACTGTTTGTCTGCCAGTTAATGGATCCTTATAAGGGATTTGTATAGCTTCGCTTGCCCATTTTTGTATGCTAATGTTAGTGTCACAAAATCTCATAAACTGAAACTCCCAACTAGATCTGTATGTAGGCATTTTTGTTCCTACATACTTTTCTGGTTGAGTTAAGTTGAATTTTCCACGAGCAAATTTGGTAGCCATTTTATACTAGAATGTTTCTACTTTCGTATTCATCAACAATTCCAGCTACACGATATCCTAATACACTTACCTTTTCTCTATAAGCATTTAATATTTGTGCAACTACTTGGCTAAGTTGAATGTCTGATAATGTTTTCAATGTATCTATTAATTCAAATACATTAACACTATCTTCGCGAGCTTGATTTAACAATACTATGCCGGTGCTTCGAGCACTTTCTGGATCAAATCCGTGTTGTAAAAAGAATCCAACGACTGCGTCAATTTGACTTGAAGGAAAACTTATTTGATTAATATAATATTTGTCAAAAAATTGTTTAACTTCTTGGCTTGAATTATTTGTTGTTTGTGGGGGTAAATTTGTTGCCATATTATTTTCCTACCGAAGACTGAGTTGCCACAACATTATTACTTGTTGAAGATTTAGCTACTGGAAACTGAAATCCTTGTAACCCTCCATTTTGTTGTGTTTGAGTTGTGGTCACTAATTTACTTGATCCAGTATTTTGATTTTCTTTTGTATTTTGATAGGTGTTAAGTTGAGCTGCTACTGTGTTAACCACTTCTTGCATGTTCAATGTTGCGCCGTTGGTAAATGTTGGACTTTCCTGTCTTGTTCCGTCACCAGGTTGTAATGAGCTTGGAGTTTGATCGTAATGTTCAAATCCAAATCCTTCTGGATCTCCAATTGTCACTTCTCCGTTGCCGTATGCCACTGCTTCATAAGCAATTCCCATGCTGAAATCGTGTGGAGTATTTCCATTTGCATAATCTAATTTGTTATGATTGAATGAATTAATAACAGGATTTAATAATGTATAACTGACATATTCATGTCGGGCCATTTGATATATCGTGATATAATTAAAAAATGGCGCTGTACTTCCGTTGTCTAAACCATATGGGTTCGTAATATAATTACTATTCCTTGTTGCATTTCTTCTATATGCACCTGGATCTAATGCACTTGTAGAATCTGCATAGTAGTAACTATAATAATTTTGCCACAACTGATTAATTAATCCCATATTATCGTCGTGAAACGTAATATTTAAAGATTCATATTTGTGTGTTGTTTGTATATTCTTTTTTCTGTTGTATTGATTAAGTGTATCAACAGTTACTTTATATTGAGGTAAATCACAAGATTTAACTAGAACATTAATTTCATTTTTATATCGTTGTGCAATATCAATATTTTTTAAAGCTGATTGATTTATGTTAAACGCTACATGAAACAAAAACTTACTCTTAGGAGCAAGTCTAAATTGGTCGTCCGTAAACACACGAGCTGCGTGTGCGTAATCTTTCAACGTTACGTTGCTAGGACTGTATAAAAATGAATTAGGTGTAAAGGCCATACAAATATTTATCCGTAACTATTAACTGAGTAGTTAATGAATGCCTATAAAAAAGGCCCACTAAGTAGGCCAATTTTATTATCTTGAACCAGAAGCTGTTGCTGCTGTACCAGTACGTCTCGAAGTTGGAGCTTCTGCTCCGCCTGTGATCTGGATACAATTATCTGGTTGAATTGTCAAATCAATTGTCAACATTTCTTGGTTACCATAAGAAAGTTGATTGTATTGTGTTTGACGTACATAACAACCATAGCATTCCCATGTTTCAAGAATGTTAGGAGTACTTGCACCATTACCGCCGTCAAGCATTTCAATACGCATCAAGAACTTGTAGTCACCGCCCGAAGCTGCACTACTTTGTTCAAAGAAGTCAAATTGTTTCTGCATTTGTTCGCCGACTAGTTTTGAAACTTGTCCTGTTACGTCATCACGTAACTTAACAGTCATTTCGCTCCATGCTGGACGACCTGCGTAGTTAATTGTCGAATTGTAAACCATAATTTTCTGGTTTTCAAACGTAACCTGTGGACGGGCCGCATCTTGAACTTGCTTGGTTAACTCTGTTGTTGGTGTTGATGTGCCAAAGTTTTCAAACATCACTCTAAAGCGATATTTTAACTTGGGCATCAACATACCTTGAGCACTAGCTGATTGATCAGTTGCTAAAGGTACTGTGAATTTTGATAAACTTGCGATTGCCATTTTGTATGCTCCGTTATTATTATGCTAGGCCTTTGATTTCGCCAGTGTTCTTCAAGCGTAGTGGAATGTAAATAAATTCAACTGCTTTAACTGGTTCAATCGCAACGTCTAGGTATAGTTCGTTTCTGTCAATACGTGCTGGAGTATTGTTGCTTGTATCACAAACTACAATGTAGTCGTATAGAGCACGTTGTCCTACTAACTCGAGCAATAGACTTTCTGCTGCACCTTTTAACTCGTCTCGTGTAATCTTGTCGTTTGGTTCAAACACATATGGTTTTGCCAATAGTGCAAATTGACGACGTAGATAAATTACTAAACGAGCTACGTTAATACGGTCTAATGATGAAGCATTTTTAGCACGGGTGTACTGTCCGTAATTAACAAGCCCTGTTCCTGTGATAAATGTAATTGGGTTAATTTTACTATCTGCAAGTGTATCGCGTTGTCCAGTATTCAAAGATACTGACTGGAATTCGCCTTCAGATGTAATATATCCAACTGCTGATGCATTAGTGATACCACCACGGCGTGTGCCTGCTGGTGCAAACCATGGATAGCTAACTTGGTCATTTAATGCAATAGTGCGTAGAATCATATGGCTTGGTGGAACAACAATGTTATTTCCAATGTTGTCACTTGTATAGCCCCATGGATAAAATACACCAAAGTATTCGTCACTACTTACTAATCCGTCATCGTTATCTTCAACTGCACCTGCAACGTTTTTGCCCCAGTTATTTAAACTTGTTGCATCTGGAGTTAAACGTGCTGGAGTATCACCTACTACAAATGATGTTAATCCGCGATCGTAGTTTAAGTTAATCATTTCTCCAATTAGTTCTGGATATCCCGGGCAAGCAAGTAAGTTAAACACACGTGATTCTTCATCACGCATTTCTTGATTACTGTTTACCAACGCCTGCAATGCTTGAATAACAACTTTACGTTGAGCTTTACGGCCAAATGTTCCTGAACCGTTTACTTGATTACCAGACTCTGTTACCCAACGATGTGGATAATATGCAATTACTTGTCCAGAGCCGCCCATTGCTTCATTGTTATATCTAGCATTGTCTGCATTTAAATCAATGTAGTCACGTACAAAACGTTTTACATTAAATCCTGAACGACGCAAGTTCCACAACAACATACCTTGTGGATATAGTGCTGGATCTGGAGCATCTGGGTCTAAGAAATCCGATAATACTAATTCTTGGATAGTTGCAGGAGCAATATCTTTTCCTGCTTCTGCCCATCGTGCATCGGCAAAAATAATTCCATCCTGAGTTGTTTGATCTGCTGTGTCGACCATTATCCATTTTTTAGTACTATTATTCCATTTATAAAGCGTTGGATAATTTTCTAAATCACTTGTATCAATCCATAAATCATTATCAACAAGGTTACCTCCGTCTGAACGGTCGCCGTTAACTGGTTTAGTAGCTCTTACGATAGGACCCATAGGATCTGTACTTGAATATACTGTTCTATATCCTTTCCATGTTGTACCGTTGTGTACCATGATATCTACTTCGTCAACCATTGAACTGTACCATAATTGGTCTGCAACTGGTTCTGTAGTTGGAGCACTAGCACTTGCTTTTATAACGTTAAACGGAGTCCAGTTGCTGGCTACAAATGAGTCGCCTGTAGCGCCAGCAGTTGGCCACTCGTAGAAATTTAGAGTACCAGTTGTTCCATTCCATGCTGGACCAAACAGTTGATTAACTACTGTGTCTGGAGAAACGTCTTCTAGATATATTTCACCACCGTCTAAATGTTTAAGAACTAGACGGCCGCCAATATTTTCTGCTGTAATTCTTGATGTGTATGCAACTCTTCCATTTCCACTAGGGATAGTAGAATTTTGTTGTACTGCATTTAACAGCTTTGTGATTACGATATCAATGGTATCAGTTTCGGCAACACTAAATGTAATTGCTGCGCCTGCGCTGTCTCTTGTTGTATATGATTGTCCTTTAACTGATTCGCCGATTACAACGGACTTTGCATCAGTGCCAGCCCAGTTAAATGCAGTAAATGTTGACTTGGATGTAATTATTGTTGGTCCAGATACTTTTCTAGTTTGAATTCTAAAATCAGCAACTGGGTTTGCTCCGTCTTCTTCTAAATTGTATTTTACATACAATGTACCTTGTGCTAAGTTAATACCGCCGCCTGTTGGATCTAATCCCTTTAATGCAGTTGGTGCGTCTGAATATAAAGGTGCTGTTTTTTCTTCCCAGGCTTTAGTTGTTGCATTATAAACTTTAACTCTCCAACGTGAACCTAAATTAGGCTCAGTTGTTTTAATCCATACAGAACCAGTTGCACTGTTGTTGTTATATGTGGTTAACGAACGCTTCCATTGTGGTACACTAGTATGTGCGCTGATTTGCAATTTAGGTGCTTTGTAAGTTCCTGCTACAACTCCAAGGGCTGCACATAACGTGCCTGACACTATAATATCAGCACCGGTTGAGTACAGTTCTAATCTACCATTGATAATTGCTGCTGTTATTCCAGGAATAATACCTGATGAATTAGGGTCAAGAGGTGGAGTTTGCCCACCTACTGCGGCACCGTTAATATCTGCTACTAGTGTAGCAAGACCTGTATGGCCTGCAATAGTTGTGCTATTAATAATAATAGAGTCGCCAGCTGATAATGTTGGATTAGCACTAGTGCCTTGTATTGTTGGCCAGCTTGCGGCCCAGGCATCGCTTCCTACTTTTACCCATGCGCCGCTGTCTGTATCTGTTTTTGATTTCTTAAAGAATAGTGAATAAACTTGTGTTGTTGCTACTACTGCATAATCGCCTGATTGGCCGATATTTGCCTTAGGAACTCCTGCATCTGTTTGTGCTGAGTCTGTAATCACAGTTGGTATTTTATTTCCAAATGTTTGTCCGCTAGTAGTAGTTGCTAATCCGCCATTCCATTGGAATATACCAAATTTAGTACTTGCTGAATCAAACCAGTATGTTCCGTTTTCAGGTGCGCCTGTTGGTGCAGCTGATGTTGCCTCTAATTGAGCTAGGTCGAGATCCGCACGTACTACATAAGCACGATTACTTACGCCTAGGTAGCTGTAAGCTGCTTGGAGGCCATATTCGTTTTGCTCTCCAGCGTGTATTGGGTTGTTGTTTGCATCAGTTTTAAAAACTGGTGTTCCAAAAGTATCGGCTAAGTCTTTTTGACTTGTTAGCAAATATACTTTGCCAGCATTTGCTTGGGTAGTGCCCAATGCTGTGCCAGTACTTGAACCGTTTGCTTTGTCTTGCTCAGATGCAATAATGATTAAAGGGGTTGTTCCAGGAGCTGCACTAGTATAGAAACTTTCGTCTATAACTGATACGCTTACGCCTGGTGAACTTAATTGGGCCATTTTGTAATCTCCGTGAATACTATTCCTAATTGTATTTAGTGCTTTTTGGCTTTTTATACTTGTAATACACTATGAAAAAGGGACAGGAAAGGCTTAAATAGCATATGAGACCTTTATGTACTTGCGGATTTAGACCAGCTGCTATTAATTATGTTAAAAATGGCCGTACTTATTATCGCAAGCTATGTGAGGCTTGTCTTAAAGGTGGCAAATATGCTGGCATAGCACGATGGTATCGCGCTGGATACAAAATGAAAAACACTTGCGATAAGTGCGGTTTTAAAAGCCCTTATTCAGAAGTGTTTAATGTGTTTCATGTAGACGGCGACTTAAACAACTGCCGTCAGACAAATCTCAAGACGGTATGTTCAAATTGTCAAAGACTACTGCATCGCGAGGGTGTGAAGTGGCGTCAAGGTGATCTTGTACCAGACCTCTAACTTGAGCAAACAAGTCATCGATACTGCCATTATTATCTAATATAGCATCGAATTTAGTTCCGACCCATGCTGTTTCGCTAGCATGAATTCCTATCTTTTCAAGCCTGCTACGACTAGTTGCCCAAGAGTAATTACCAACTTCTCCACGATTTGCGTTAATCGCATCTTCATACCAATCAGGCTCTTCGCCACGAACTACCCGCACAACAATGCCGCCAGCATCTTTAATTGATTTAATTTCATTAGGAAAACGGCAGTCCGATATAACTACATCGTCTTTGCTATTACGCAATTTATTTTCTAAACTGGCAATCCAAATGTCATCGTGAAATCCTTTACGGCATACTTCTGTGCCCCAATATTGTAGTACCCAACGAGGTGTAAGATTGGGCATGTCTAAACGTTCTGCCCACCACGGATCTACTTGTTCACGCCATTCACGGGCTTGTTTTGTGCGGCCTTCTAGCATGGTTCTATCCCAACCGAACACATTGGCTACAGCATCTTTAAGAGTATTGGCGAAACTTTCTCGTCGAAATTCGTGAAAGTTAGTTAAGTAATCTGCAATAGTATCTTTGCCTGAACCGATAAAACCACATACGCCAATAATCATAGAAGTCTCCTAATGAACTACTAGTATATAACAGTTTTATTACAAGGTCAAATATTTTTCTACCGTTTTAAGACGTGTTGGCGGCAATAGAATGATTTTGACTTAATGTCCAAATACTGCTGATACCGGTTGGTGTAGTATATTGTAGTTGCAGTCTAAAGGATTCAATTGGTTCCGTTGTATTATCTTTATAAGTAGCACTGGCAAACCAATGGTAATTAAACGTGCCTGCATCCCAAAATCCGTTCCCGGACATAGTTGGTGCAATGTCAATGTTATTAGTTACCGCAGTACCAGTCGACGGCCCGGTTACCTGTATAACCCAGTTAGGACTACCGAAAATACTTTGATTATTATAAATTGTATTCGTTGGTAACAGCAGTCTGGCATAATAATTTTTAGATGTAGTGCCAACTGTTGTAAATTCATTTAGTCCGGTATAACTAGCAGTTTGATAATTGCCGGTGCTTTCGTTATAAATATCTATGACAAATCTCCAAAGGTAACAGGTAATTGTTGGAGTAGTTGAAAGAATTGTTCCATTAGTTGCATTGCGTGTTCGTAGATTAACGGAAAATGTTGTTGTTGTTGCAGAATTGGCAGTATTTGACAGTAGTGGACTACCAAAAACATTTTTTTCCCAGCTGGCCGTATTCAATCTGCCAATTCTTCCTTTTAAAATATTTCCAGTAGTTGTTGCCGTTGAAAAATCTGGATGGGTGCTTGCGTTTGCTGCAAGATATCCTGTGAATCTTCCTGGGGTCCAAAATCTTGCCTCGGCTGCACCGGCCCCTGCTATTTCATAATATAAATCTTCACCGTTGGCTCTTGCATTAACAGATAAGGTAAACCGATCCGTATAATATTCACCTCTCGAATTATCAAATTGAAAACTTCCTCCGCCAGATAAAACTAAACCTCCGTTTTCTGCAACCGTTGTTCTATTCACACTAATGGTAGCGTAAGCATTATGTTTAACACCTGGCCTAGAAATACAACCCATTCGTGCCATATCAATTATCCGTAAGTAGCTACACTGGCTAACACTCTGGCAATACTACCGCTAGAATAAACTATTGTAACGTTAACAACATCAGTTTTATTAGCAGTAGCAGATGGAGCACTGCCTCCGACCCAGCTTATAGGCTGACTAGCGCCAGCCACTTGTACAGCAGCCATCATAAAACCAGTGGCGCTTTGTAATAGTATTAATGTAAATGTTACAGTTTTATTACCGCTTGCAGGTATGTTAATAAAGTTGGCAGTGAAAGTAATGGATGGCACAAATACAACTATACTTGATGCCGTTGCGTCAACTGTGATAGTGCTACTTGGTGTTGGAGATATCACTAGTTCAGATTGTCCAGCAAATGTAGCAATATTTGTAAAAGTAGGCGTACTAAACATAGTTGACTTACTTTCGTTAGTCACATTGCCTAACCCTACATCTGTAGCAGTTACAGTATCCCATGCAGGTGCGGCTCCATTAGTGCCATCACCGGTCATTCTAATAAATTTACGAGTTGCGGTTGTATTTGGACTCAGTAGTGTAGTAATGTCAGTATTACTTTGATAGCCAATCGCGCCTAACAATGTTGTGTTATTACCGCCTACTAAATTTGTACTCTTAGTTGCACTTCCAGCACTGCCGTCAATATTAATTCCGGTTAAAGACTGACTAGCACTTGATCTATTAAAAGTAACACTAGTTGTTCCTAAATTAAATGATGGAACGTCACTTGCAACCAAGGTGTCCCATGCAGGTGCGGCTCCATTAGTACCGTCCCCAGTTTGACGTAAGAATCTTTTAGTTGTACTTGTATTTGGAGTTAATAAAGTTGTTGTGTCGGTTGCACTTTGATAACCAATTGCACCCAACAATGTTGTTGCATTGCCTCCGGCTAAATTTGTGCTTTTAGTTGCGCTGCTGGCAGTTGCGGCATTGCCGTCAATGCTGACACCATTTAATGTTTGTCCTGTTGCGCTTGCTCTATTGATAGCAACACTAGTTGTTCCAAGAAAAAACGTTTGGTTATTCAAAGCTACAGTACCAGTTGTGCTCGGCAACGTAATTGTTGTAGCATCAGTTCCAGCTATAGTAATAGAATTATTAACAGTAAATGTTTTTCCATCTGCTACAGCCAGTGTTGAACCAGTCGTTGGCGCAGTAATGGCCATTTTGTTAATACTAGTTGCTGTTGCAACGCCTAATGCTGGTGTTGTAAATGATGGACTATTTAATAATGCAAACCCACTAATACTTGCACCTGCTGGAATTGTTACTGTACCAGTAAATGTTGGACTTGCTATCGGTGCTTTTAATCCTAATGCAGTTGATACCGTTGTGGCAAAACTTGCGTCATTTCCTAACGCTGTGGCAAGCTCATTTAATGTGTCTAATGCTGTGCCGGCGCCATTTACTAAACTACTTATTGCGGTAGATACTGCACTAGTTACATACGCTGTACTAGCTGCAACAGTTGTATTACTGGTGCTTAACGGTGTAGGAACCGTAACAGTTCCAGTAAATGTTGGACTGGCAAACATTGTGGCTTTACTTTCGTTAGTCACATTACCTAGACCAA